CGTTAAGTTTTTCAACACTAAAGATAGTATTAATAATTGATACAGCCAAATTTATGTTCTTGTTTTTAATTATAGCCACAATTTCGCCTTGCCTATCCTAAACGCAATATAAACGGCTGTAAGCCCTCCAATTATGTTCAGTATAGTAAGTCTCCACCTTTGCCATTTGGTGAGCTTATTGACCTCTCTAATTACTTCTACGGGGTATGGAATAGAATCTATCCTTACCACACTTACCGTATCAAGCCTGAATCTCTCCCTCCACCTTATCACATCTTTAAAAACAGTATCGTTCCTGCCGTAAATCTGCACCGTATCCCGATTATATATGCTGTCAACCCTCAGGCGGTCCTTGTACTCTATTTTTGTTTTTTCAATAATGACAGGCTGAACAGATCTGCATCCTGTCGCAAAAAACAGGATTAACCCTAAAGTGAGGATAGCTGCCCAGATTTTACGCTTAGTTTTTAGCTTCATGGATAATATTTTTTATATTGTTCAGGAATGCTTTTTCTTAAAACCGTTTCTATCTCCTTAACTGAAATATCCAAATCTTTATCAATGTCAAATATCTTGTTCTGTCTTGCGACTATATCCGACGTAATTACAAAATCAGGCTTGCCCATTGCTTTTGGATAGAAAACTGCTAAATAAACATCAATCCAACGCTTCATACGCCCTTTGTACGGTCTTAAATATGCAAAGACGTAATCTAACTGCTGCACGTTGTTCATGTGCTTTAGGACGGCCGTAGTTGTGCCTAACGCTCTCGCCGTGGATGGCATGATCTGTATTAACCCGACGGCACCGCTTATCGGATTTACAGCCTGTGGGTCCAACTTGCTTTCAAACCACATTACAAACATCAACCAGTTAGGGTCGATGCCTAATTCACCCGAAATATTGTTTACTTTTTCGGTGAACTCTATTTTATTGTCTTTTATGTATTCTATAAAATTCATGACACTTCTTTTTTATAAGTTCCCAACTTAGGTTTTCGCAATTTGCAATCATCAACGAAACAGATGTTATGCTCTGCTTTTTTCCGCTCCATAAGCTCGCTTTCTATTAGCTTCTGCATACCCGCAACTTTACGCTCATTCTCAGCCACCCGAAGGTTTAGTCCTTTTATTTGATCCTTTAGTGTGACTATTTTGTCGTCCTTGCTTTTGACGGTAACAGCGAATACCTCCTGTTGGCTCGTCAGCGTCTCAAGAGCCGACTTGAGGGCTTCCATCGACTCTTTGACTACTCCTGCCGTTGCAGAACCTTCAGTTTGCTTTCTCAAATATAAGCCTGTTAGCGTACCTCCACTAACAAGGCTCATCACCGCCGTCACTATATATTCCCAATTCATTTTATATCAAATTTTATATTGTTTCCGCTTAGTAACCTCCTCACTTCTGACAAATCATCTGCTTCAATGAAATAAACGTTAGACCTTGTGGGAGTTAGGATTACTTGTAGGTATTCGTTGCTATCAAATAACCGTTGAAACTTCGCTAAACTGCCGAATTTTATGTATAGCTTCATGCTCTTGTTTGTTTTATATACTTCGCAAAATCAAACCGCTTCCTACTCTTTAAGTAATTCAAATCATATTGGTTATCGTACGCTTCTCTCTCGAAAGAAATATTACGATATGCGTTACCTTTAGGAAGCCTGATAAGCCACTCTATTACATACCATAGGTAGAAGAAGATATAAAGCATCTCCTTTATTTGTGCTGTATGTATCTTTTCGTGATTAAGAGTTATGTCATCAATCCTAGCATTACCTCTCACAAACAAAACTCCGAATAGGTTCATTGCTTTGTAGCCTGTAAAAGGAATAATATTGTTTCTGATTATTTTCATATCAACTTTTTCTTAATGTTCCATTAACCATTGCCCATATATCTGTTATCTGTCTTTCCATTCTCTACCATACAACCATACTGCCTGTAAAAAGTCTGATCCACTATCTGAAATTGAATCTAATCTTAAAACACTCGATACAGACATTCCTGTTGAGCATGAAAGATTGTCTGATAAGGTTTTTGGATTATAGTATTTTTGAACCATTTTTATAAATCCCGTCGAACTTTATCATAATACTTGTTTTCGACCCCACCAAAGTTGTTCGAGAAACCTCCACTCCATCAGTAGTGATTATTGATCTATCAAATACAATCCCTTGACCAGTATCAGATCTTGACCTTGAAAGCTCAATCCTATCCTTTGAAAGATACAGTTCTCTAATATTAAGCGAATCCTCTCTCGCTATGTCGCCTATATAGCTATTAGTGATTTTAAGCCCCCCTACCTCACCGCTCGTCGCAGTTATCTTACCTTCTATTTCCGTGTCCGTAAACTTTGAAGTCCCGTCATGCCTGATTATTGCTTTGGCTGTACCAGCTATACCCTCCGCATATGTTCCGCCAGCGACAAGGAACGGCAGGTTCTTGTTAGCTCCCTGTATCCCGGATATAAGCCCGGTAACCTGTTCGCTGTTCAGTTCCCTGTACTCCGTTATCACCGTACTTATCAACCCTCCCTCCGCGGTCGTACCGAACTTATCAGTAACAGCCTTGGATATGTTCGCCTTTGCCTGCGCATCAGCTGCGGTTGTATTTACCTTGTTCGTGATATTGTTAAGCAGAAGCGTTCTTGCGTCGTAATACTGTGAAAAGGCTGTCCTGATTGATGCGCCCGAAACAGTAGAATTCGTTGTTAAATTTGCGAGCACGGGCGAAAGCAGATTGTTAAGTGCCGTGTATTTCGCTTCGTAATTCGATTTGTCGACTGCGTAGGTGTCTGCCTGCGCCCATATTCTTGGATATTCGGCGTAGATTTCTTGCCAAAGATTTGAGAGGTATTGTTTCTCTGAAGGGTCTGCAACGTTGTCCGAAAGTATATCGTTGATGCGGGTTTTTTCGGCATCGATGGCAGCTTGGACGTCTTCTGGAGCAACTGAATATCCGGCTGTATGCTTGTTGCCCTCTGTCATTTGTATGTCATAGATTAATGATCGATTTATATCTGCTCCGTACACGCAAGATATACCGCTAACAGTTTTCCCCACCTCCGATATAATAGATTTTTCAGTTAGCGTCGTGTTTGAGCCGCTTAAACTGATATATTCGCTATACGTGCCGTCAGAGTACTTAAACCGAAGCATCAATCCATTGTAAACTTGTGTTGCAGCCATTTTCCATTTAACTTTTAGGGCGTACTGCGTATATTCATTATAGTGTATTTTCCCCTGAAAAATGTCGTTATATGCACCACCGCCTCCTACTGTAGTGTATAAAATTGCCTGATTTACTCCAAGATAATCACCATCATCGTCCGACCCTTGTACCACGATAGACGAACTAACAAGATTCCAATCTTTGATGTACTTTTTCGCAATCAGATTTCTACCCCCTATCTGAACATTGTTCACCGCCTCCCATTCACTCGAAACCGCATACCCTGTGTAGATAGTTTGTGCGGGATTCTTGTAAACAACTTTCACCCTCGACCAGATATATTGCCCTTGAATCCATGCAGGTTGTGTTGTGCTCCATCCGGTAGTCGGTTGAACAGTTTTTGACGCTGAAATGGCATATTCTTCCGTTATGCTGTCAATCCCTTGTCCTACCGCTCCAGTATCACCTTTTTTGGGTGTGATGTTTGCGGGAGTTGAGTAAGTGGGATTACCACTTGAATAGGTTGTTTTTGTTCGAGTCCATAGCTGTTCACCATCTACCAATGCCGGTGCGGTGGTAGTCCATCCAGTCGTTGGTGCCGTTTCGGGTGTGGTGTTCTTTGCAAACTCAACGTCAACCAGCGTTATAGAAACACCGTCTGCGCCCTTTTGTCCTGTTCTCGACTTTGCAAAAGTTTGGGTTTTAATTAAGCTAAATGAAGCTCCTGCCGAAGTTTTTCCTATGATTGTAAATGTTATCGTTGCATTGTCGGCTGTCATATTTGAAGCGTTCGCAAATACGCATGTCAGTCCGCTTTCGCTCTTCGCTCCTGCCGTTATACCCGTTGCCGAAGCTGTAACGTTGAACTTCCCGTTTGCCGTTCCTATACCGTCATAATCCAGTTCTGTTGCACCCTCGAATACTCTTATTATTGTTCCTGAACCTGAATAGTCTGAAACAGTTCCATCCGTCGATGCAGGCAAAACATCTGCCTCGTTGCTCAACACTACATTAATTGCATTCACTCCGCTTGCCCCCTTGAACACTACAGGAATTGTCATCGTATCGAGTAGCGTTGTTTTTGAAGCCGTGTCGTACAATCTTACCGTATAGCTTGTTTTTCCGTCTCCGTTAGCGGGTGCAATCGTTACAGGACTTGCCGAGGCTGTTCCGGCTTCCGCTCCACCGTTCGGCGTAACGGTTATGAATCCTCCTGCGGTTGTAGTTGTTCCGCTTCTTAATTCACCCGACACGGTTACGGGTGTATGTGCTCCGCTTGTTGCTGCGTTGATAGCATCCTTGTAAATAACAGGCGCACTGGCTTTTACAGACCAGTATGTCGCTTTTACTACAGCGGCATCGATGGCGACTTGCACATCCTCGGGAGCTACATCCCATTCGTCTTTTATATTGCCAAACTTTACGGCGAACCTGCTTATATCTAAATAGAAGTCATTTATATCACCTGCTATCTGAATAATATAAGGACAAACCCTGAACCCGCCAGTTAAGTCAGAGCTGACTATGAATGTGGTGTAATGTCGTGTCCATTCAGTAGTTAGGTTTATTGTTTTTCCGTAGTCTGAAAGAATTTTTGCAGGGGTATATTCCACTGCCGTTAGCGTTGATGTAGTTGCCAGATTAACCCTTGCATCAAACGATATAGTTATTTCCTTTCCAACAACTGACTGCGAAAGCGCAGTTAATGGTATTGTATTATATAAATTAATAATAGTCGGATTTAGTGTCGTGTTTGTTCTCTTTATCCTGACAAACTTTCGACTACCTTCATCCATATTAGTTTTTGAAATTGGATATTGTGAACTATCATTTGATGCAATACCTGTTTTATCGTAACTATCACTTTGAAGCAAAAGATTAACCCCTCCACGTATATTATTCACCGCCGAATCATCCGTGTACCTCACTTTCTTGACCCAATGTGCCTGATTGTAAGTTGTGCTGTCCTGCGTGGCTGTTAAGATTTCACCACTTTTGTAGGCTATTCCGTTAACGGTTGTGTCGGCTGAAAGCGTCCATGT